CCTTAATGGCGAAAGCCATCTGAGCTCATCGGGGCCTGATAATGCGTTACCTCATAATGAGGGTATGCGTTGTCTTCGGCTCCTTAAAGTGGATGGTGGTGCTAGTACCATCACTGTTCCTTATGAACTGGTAGATCTCGTACGGGCATTTGTCGCTACCCAGAAGTCTGGTTATCTGCGAATGCTACGACAGATATGTCTATTAACGTATAAGTCCAAGTCACATGAAAACAATAAAGAGCAGATTGAGTCTGCTGTTTCTGGCTTTATTGCTAGGAATGGCCGGTGTCGCGAGTTGTCGAAGTCCGAATATGAACTTAAAGTTCAAAATCGAGGCGGAGACTGTTCCGAAACCTTAAAGATAGCACGGTTCCTTATTCAGAGCATCACAAGCCATATCGATTGGAGTAATATCCAACCACGACATGGTAACGGTGCAGTTTCTGATTGTAAGAAGGGCCGAGCGAAGTGGACGGCGATTGACGGGAGAGCAACGCGTCTTTGTGATGCGTTGTACCCGATGTCGTCGTACTACACTCCGTCGCCCTCCATGTTTAATCACATGGAGGCTAGCTATGCTACATGTGTAGCAAAGTTGGCGATAGTACCAAAAGATAAGCGTGGCCCCCGAATTATCTGTACCCAGCCCTCAGGGCTTATGTGGGTACAGCAGGGGCAAAGGCGCTTACTCGAGAAAGCTATCGAGACCTCCAGTATCCTGCGCACCAACCGTAACTTAGTTACGGAGGATGTCCTTATGTCAATTAAGTTTGACAAACAGGAACAAAATGGGGCTTTGGCTCTTGAGTCCTCGCGGACGAGAGAGTTTGCCACCATTGATCTCAAGGATGCTAGCGACCTGGTTAGTTGGGGTTTAGTTAAGTTCTTATTTAATAGGAATGATACTAGATACCTGGCCTCGTCCAGGCCTCTTTCGTAAAGATTGGTAACGTTCGACACCGGTTGCATATGTATGCCCCTATGGGGTCAGCCATGTGCTTTCCGGTAGAGTCCGTTATCTTCTGGGCAATAGCCGCTGCGGCCTGCCTTGTACAGAGAGGATTGTTACTCGAGCACCTTAACCGGTACAGAAACGTAACCAAGTGGTTACGTCTGAACCTATCGGAAGTGTTCGTTTTTGGTGATGACGTACTTGTACGCCGAGAGGCGTGTAAGTTCGTCTGTGATGTCTTCGAGTCCATTGGCTTTAAGCCAAATTTATCGAAGACGTTTGCAGAGGGATTCTATAGAGAATCCTGTGGTGTTGATGCTTACCATGGCGATAGATTGGACATCTGTCGCCTACAGTCGCTCACCCTCACCAGTATGTCGGATGCCTATGCGACAATCGAACTCGTAAATCGAGCTCGACGCATGGGCATGGCCCAACTAGCTGAATATCTCGAGTGCCAGGTTGATACCTTTTTAGGTTTCAACTTACCCGCCGGTTGTACCGGTGGTGCATTCTGGACTAGAGGTTGGCCGTGCAACTCCGAAGGAGCGAAAGCTGCCCTCGAATGGAATATGGCCCACCGGTGCCGGATTCGATATTCATATCGATACCAGTACTGGGAAGGTCGTACCATCATTGCACGCCCGCGCATTATCAATGCGCCCCAAGACGGTCGAAACCGTCTGTTCCGTGGCTTAACCACGGGGGTAGATGAACATACCGTTGACCACGAAAGTGGTCACTGTGGCTGGTTGTCACCAGACGACCTGCAGTATGATCTGGGATGGGCA